TGTTTCACCAGTTTTCAAAGGCTTTTCGTAAAGTGTTGCAGTTTTTGTGTCAATGTATCTCAATCTGAATTCACCATCATTTACAAACCAAGTTTCATCTTTATTTTTATGAAAGTGCATGGAAAATTTTGCATCTTTTTTGGTAAAAACTAAAAACTTTCCGCAGTAGTGTTCGTTGGATGCCCATATAACTTCATATCCCCAACCTTTTGTAATTTTATCACCTTGTTTATTAAATTTTTTCGACATATTGCTCAATTGTGCTCCAATTTACATTAACAAATTTATTTACTTTAGAATTGTCCGCCTGTGTATAACTTTGATAATGCTTTTTTATATTTTCTGGCATAGGTATTTCTTCGATTTTGGCATTGTATTTTTTTGCAATCACTTCTGCTACGTGCCTAAAACTAATGTTGGTTCCTGTGCCTACATTAAAAACACCAGAAGTATCTGCTTTTAACATTTGACTGTGAACTTCGCAAACATCATGAACACTGACAAAATCTCTTGTAAATTTATCACTGCCTTCAAAAATTTTAATAATGCCATTATCTTTTGCTTGTTGTATAAACTTGCTTACAGGACTCATTTGATTACCTTTATGTTCTTCCATAGGACCATATACATTAAAGTATCTAAAACCTTGCACCAATACATTAAATTGTCCTGCTTGTTTTATAAATCTATCAAACAAATATTTGCTCCAAGCATATGGAGATTGTGGTGACACTTGGGCGTCTTCATTAAAGTTTGTTGCATTGCCATACACACTTGCTGAACTGGCATACTGAAAGTTAGTGCCCATTTGTTCACACATCTGTAACAGACGCATACTGTATTCATAATTTTGTGTAAGAATTTTGTCTACATCAGTTTCAGTTGTTGAACTTATGGCACCTAAATGAATTACCCAATCATACTTTGATGGATCAGGATACACATTTGGTGTATACTCAAAACTTTCAACTTCATTATTATTTTTTAGATGTTGAATTAAGTTTTGTCCTATAAAACCTGCACCACCTGTAACTAATATTCTCATTTAAAATCCAAAGTAAGTAAACTTACCATCCCACTTGTATTTTGTGTAAAACAAATTATTTTTTTCTACCATATTAACATCTAATTCATCATTTGTCAAATAATGTTGTAAAAATTCATTGTTGTCTATATTAATAGATAAAGCAGGAGCCAAACAATCTTTTATCCAATTTGCGTGTGTAGAAATTGATGGATGTTTATCCTCCTCAACTTTTTTACGTTTAACGAAAAAACTAATAGGGTCTTGATCCTTGTATGTAACATTTATAACTGGCGATTTAACATCATCAGCATAACTTTGTATTGGAGTAATCCAGTTTTCATAAATCTCTTTGTTGTGTACGAATGGCTGATCTTTTAACAAATTGGGAACATCTACACTGCTGGTAATTGCCCACTTGCAATCTAAACTTTTTAAAAAATTAATGGTCAAACTAATATAGTTATGGTTCATGTACATATAACTTTCTTCATTCCATGTCTGTTGTATCCACGGTTCTTCAATCTGTTTCATCCAGATATTTCCGCCGGCTCGCCAATTGCCAAAAGGCAAAATGCCCATTGAGTGAATATCTAATCTATTAAAGTCTGTAAACTGCACAACAACAAAATCATCTTTTGTAATAGTATTTTTCGTTAATGCTTCGTGAACCCTCTGCATGATTGCATTGTTGCCTAGTCCACTTATTGCCCAATTCTGATGTTCATCGAATTGATATCCAAGCAAATCACTCCAACAGGGCCAATAGTAATTTGTGTAACTACAACCAAATGTAAAAAGTTTCATCTTAGTCTATCTTATCACACCATTTTACAATTTCATTCCATTGTTCTCCGGTCAATATATCCTTGTACATTGAATCTTCATGGAATCTTGGAATAAAATTAATATTAAGTGCTACTCTTGAATTTGCATTTGTACAAGTTGTGCCCGAGTGTTCCATGTGACTTGGGAACAATACAATTCGATTTGCTACACTTTCTACTTTATCTCCATCAGCAAAAGCAGTATAACCATCATTTGTATTCATGTAATATATTCCTGTAATACTTAAAGGTACCATACAATCACAGTGAAATCCATGCACGTAAATTTTTTCAGTTCTTGGAACCAAATTAGCCTTTATCCTTACAAAAGTATTAGGATGAATTCTATTAAAGATAGGAAAAAGCATCTGCCAATTATCCTGTTCAGTGACTATGTTTCCATCTTCTCTAAGCACGTGATGAGTAAATTGATATTGATGTTTTTTACTTTCTTCTACAACCTGTGATTCGTCTACAACATAATTTTTAAAATACCAAGGAAAGTGTTCACCATAGTAACGATCAATTATTACTTTTGATTCATTTTCAGGCAACAAATTATCAATAATTATTTTATTATTTTGAATTTTTTTCTGCATTGTTTTTCACCTTCTCCATTATTTGTGTTGTAGAAAATCCTTCAACAGTTGGAAAAATTTTTACTTCAGCAAGTTCATTACCCACTGTGGTTTCTACTGTATAATCTCCGCCTTTTACAATAATGTCCGGAGAATATTCTTGAATTTTTTCTAATGGTGTATCATCTTCAAACACAACCACTTTGTCTACCCAAGGTAGTTGTAGTAACTGTTGTTCTCTTACATATGAATTATTAAAAGGTCGTCCTTCACCTTTTAATCTTTTTACACTACTGTCGGAATTAATTCCTACAATTAAAATATCTCCCTGCTGTTTGGCAAATTTTAACAGTTCTAAATGTCCATTGTGTAAAATATCAAACACACCATTTGTCCAGACTACTGTATCTTCAATATCAGTTTTATCAATAATTGAAACACCTCTTTTTTGAATTATTTTTTGAGCACCTTTAACCGCTAATTCACAGCACGATACCATATCGTGTGTTTGCAGATAATGTGCAATAACTGCCAACACAGAATCTCCTGCACCACTTACATCTGCTATTTCTACTTCTTCACCTTGAATGTGTTTGTGAAAATCTTTGCTCACAACATGAATACCGTTAGCACCATCAGTCACTATAAGCCAAGTCCAATGATTTTCTTTACAATGCTGTTGTGCTGATTTAGGTTCGAATGCACCAAACCAGGATTCATATTCTTTCATATTTGGCTTTACTAAAAATACACCAACGTATGCAGTAAAATCTTGCTTAGGATCTACATAAACATTTTTGCATTTTTGCAATATTTTTTGCACAGTATCTTTTTTAATCACTCCTTTGTTGTAGTCACTTACAATCACTGTGTCACTTTCTGTCAAGTCTTCTAATAATTTTTCTGCAGGAATATTTTCTTTGTATTGTTCTTCTTTATCCACTCTAATAAGGTGTTGTCCGTTTTGACCTATGATTCTTGTTTTGGTAGTAGTGCATTTACTGTCCAAAGATAGATAGGATTTTACACTATTTTGTATTAGTATTTCACGTATTTTTAACCCTGGGGTGTCGCTACCCACGGATCCATAAAGAGACGTGTGTGTGCCCAAATTTGACAGGTTTAATGACAGATTTCCAGCGCCTCCTACGTTATATTCTTTGCTAGATTCTTTAACAACAAGCACAGGTGCTTCTGGACTTACTTTTTGGCAGTCACCATTTACCCATGCATCTAACATAATGTCACCAATAATTTTAATCATCTAAAAACTTTAGTATTTTAAATACTGTATCTAATTTTGTTTGGTTTACTTTTGATTGCAAAGTTTTTCTTAAACCTTGGTGTAAAGGTTTGGGCCAATGGTTAAATGTACACCATGCAAATCCATCGTGTTCTTTATTCAGTTTTGGTAAAAATTCAGGACCTACAACACACAGGTAAGTGTGATACAAAAATGCTTCATCATTGCTAATAAAGGTTTCCATTGGGATTGTTTTTAAAATTTTTACGTCACCAATTTCTTCTTTTATTTCTCTTTTAAGACCTGCCCACGCTAATTCATTAGTGGTGGTTCCTCCAACAAGTCCCCACACTCTGTTTTGTTTACTTTGCGTTCTGTGTAGCAGTAAAAATCTATTAGTTTCTTTAGAATAGAATAATGCACCGCACCCAATAATCTTCTCGGTCATACAGTTAATTATTTAGAGTTGAATTTGCCAGGTTCCTTTACGATATTCACCTTCAAATGATAACAGCCATTGTTCGCCTGTCCACTTGTATTGTATTCCGGTATTTAAATTGGTAATGAATTTGGTTTCAAAACCTTCACTGTCTTTAAGATTAGCACTTGCGTCAAACAACACTGTCCATGTAGATCCGTTCCATTCAACAATATCGTTTTCGTTCATATCTGTCAAAGAGTTGTTTGTGTTTTTCCATGCGTCAGCATCATTGTTTACATCTGCAAGAAGTAATAATCTTGTGCCTGTTTGTTTGATGTCTGACGGATTAAATTTAGTTGGATCTATTATATAATCAACTGTGCCTCTTGAATTGACTCCTGTAAATATTGTATCTGTTGGAATTGTGTCTTCATCCCAATTTATAATAAGTTGATTTTCATTAAGTTCATTGACAGCAAAAGTACCGCTTACTCTTTGATTAATATCTTGTCTATTCAATAATATTCTACTCAATCCTGCATTGTATTTTCCTGGTAGTGTTTTAATAATTTTATTCCAATTTACTGCGCCTGCAATTCCTTTGTCAATTACTTGACCTACATTATTCATTACTAATAAATCGTATCCAATAGCAGTTGTGGCAATTACAGCATCTGCATCTTCTTTCGTTGTAGCACTAGAATCTATAGTGCCATCTGCACTCTTTGTAATTGTTGATTTAACACTTTTAGAATAATCATCTGAGTATGCTTGGAGTTCAGGCATAGTCTGTCCTAGGTCAATATTACCTGTTCTTTCATTGTATATACTTGCAATAATTTGTGTGACAACTCCTAATTTTTTAACTTTTGTTGGAGGCGATATGTATATAGGTGTTGTAAAATTTAAAGTGGCAACATCTATTTCAGACTCTGTACCTGTTGGAATACTTCTGCTACTAAAATTAATACTTGCAATTTCAACAACACTTAGACTTGTCCAATCAACATAGTTGTCTGTTGTTTGAATTTCTAAACTAGGATTAAACAACATTAAAATTTGTTCCATAATTTGTAATTTTTGTTCAGTGTTTGTAGTCCATAAATCAACTGCAACACTCAATGTATATGGAGTTGGCATTAATCTTTCAACTGTGTAATTATTTCCTTGTGTATTAAGGTATTCATTGTTATCACTATCATATGCACGTTCTCTAAGATGAACTTTTGAAATGTAAGATGCATCTGCAAGTCGGGTTCTATCTAATTCTAAATTAGTAATATACACTCCCATACGAGGAGCACTCATAATTTTATTCTCACTATTATCTCGCATAATATGAGCAACTTGTCTAGTAATGTCACCATACATCACTGGTATTGTACGCAAAGCACCATCACCATCTTTAAAATTAAAATTACTCATTAATCTTACAATTTGAGTAATATATCTACGTATTTGTCCGTCGTAAAAAAATTGCATTAATCTTTACCTTCTATTGATGTTCCTTTAAAAGGATCATTTTCTATATTTCTATTATTTTCGTTAAACTTATTTCCAGTTGGTTCATAGTATGTTCTAACTTTACCCATGTAGGACTTTGTTACTTTTTTGAGCCCTTGCGGCTTGGCAGTGTGTGCCATAGGAATTCCAGCAAAACCAAATAATTCTCTTATTTTCATTAATTGTCCGCCTGTGGTCGCAACGCTTTAGAAAGACTTTGTCTTTCTTGTTGTCTTGTTTTGTATAATTCAACATTCCATTTGCCATCAAAAGGTATTTTTTCTTGAACGTCACTAATAATAGGTAATGTTATAAACACCTTATCATTGGATGATGTAATTAAATTTGTATGATCCGCTATGGCGTATGTAATTTCTCTTGTATCTAGTTTTAGTAATAGATAGTTGGCTGATGTAACTGGATACGGAATAGTTGTTGTTATTGTTGTTGCATCTTTTGTAAGAGTAACAACATCTGTAGCAACACGCCCAGAAAATACATAATTGTTGTTGTTTATAAATTTAGTTTTCATTGTGTTTCTTGTGTTTGTATTTGTCAGAGTCATACGTAAAGCATCTTCCATTTTGACCCAACGTGTGCCATCATATCTAAACAATCTATTAGGCATAAAATCAGTACGTAAAAAATAATCTCCTTTTACAGAACCTGTTGGAAAAGATATACCATGACCAAAAACTTCTCCGTTTGGTGCTAGACCATCGCCTAACAAATATCCATCATAGCCTGTTCTTTCAGGAGTTTGTTCAACTCTATCTGCTAATTCATTGAGTGTAGAAGTATCTAATTCTGTTGTATCAGTGGTTACTAATTCACGTTTACCATTTTCATCAACTTGTAAAGTGTATAAATGGCTTGTATCATAACCCGATTTACTTGCATCTGCTTCTGCTTGTTGTACGACAGCATTATTAATATTCATTTCTGCTTCATAAGTAGAAAGCACATCACGTAATGTCTTACCATCTCCGTTTCCAGCATCTTGTTTTAGTATATCTTTAAATTCTTGTGAATCGTAAATTTGTTTTAGTTTTACTCTATAAAGATGAGGCCACCAAGTTTGACTAAATCCTTCACTTGCTCTGTTTACATCTTCAACCACATAAAATCTTTTCAATGCAACGTTGAAATCATTAAGAGCATATTCATCTTTCAAGTGAGGCAATTCAAATACATCACCTGGCATAACTTTTCTACCCAATGTTTTAACACTGTAACTAATAGGTACAGTCATAAACAATGTATCGTTTTGTAGGAATAAGCCAAACTGACTCATGTCAAAGTCGACATCTTGCACATTGTATATGCCTCTTAATCTATAAATGTTTTCATCGTATTTTCTGTCTCTGTTTTCTAAAAACAACAAATCTTGTATATTTGTTTCTTTAACAGCATCATACCTAGGCTTATCCGCAGTGGCTTCGGATTCGTCTGGATTACGAGGCCCTAGATATTTGTGAACATAAACGTCTGTTCCACCCACGGTGAACATTTCGTTAATATTCTTGTCTAAAAACGTGTAATCTGGACCTTTTTCTGGTTTATATAAACTGATTCTCGGCATACAGCATATTTATTAATAGTTCAAGGCATATAAATATAAGAAATGAGTACACAATTCAACACACAAAAACAAGAGATATTCGACTACGTTTTCCGTATGTTGGGTGGTGGTATGATCGATGTAGAGTTGGATCCGGACCACTACGAGACAGCAATTAAAGACGCATTCGACAGATATAGACAGAGATCTGACCATTCAGTGGAGGAATCATATCTATTCATGCCCACTGTGATAGATCAAAACACATACACTCTACCTAACGAAGTAATGGAAGTTAGAAAAATTTTTAGACGCTCTATTGGTTCAAGAACAGGTGGTGGAGATGGTGGTACACTGTTTGAACCATTCAATCTAGCATACACAAACACCTACCTTTTAGCCAGTACAAACTTAGGTGGTTTAGCAACCTACAATGCTTTTGCACAGTATCAAGAATTGGTAGGAAGAATGTTTGGTTCTTTTATAGAATTCAAATGGAACAACACAAACAAAGAATTAACACTACTCCAAAGACCAAGAGCAGAAGAAAATTTATTGTTGTATGCATACAATTATAGACCAGATTCAGAATTATTGAATGATTATTTGGCACAAAAGTGGATAAAAAGTTACACTTTGGCAATATCAAAATATATGCTAGGTGAAGCCAGAAGTAAATTTAACACAGTAGCAGGCCCACAAGGGGGAAGTTCTTTAAATGGTGATGCTTTGAAACAAGAAGCGTCTTCCGAACTAGAAAGACTGGACCAGGAACTAGCCACACAAACAGCAGGTGGTGTTGGTTACAGTTTCACAATTGGTTAATTCACAGTTGACATTATCGTAATTTTGTTGTAATATCTAAGATATGCAACACAAAATATATCCATTATTTTCCGTGCCTCTGTTCAAAACTAATATTGGGCCATTAGATACAATTGAAAGAACATGGATAGACAGTCTTGAATATCCAGACAAAGCAGTAGCAAGAGACAGTTCAGATGATCATATGGAACCTGTTAATAGAGGAATGCACATTTTGAATAGTGGACAATTAAAAAACACAAAAATTAAAATAAAAAATGCATTGGATTATTTCACAAAAACTTGTATGGGAGTTCAACAAGAGTTTAGAATTACAACCAGTTGGATTAATAAAATTCCTGAAACAGAATGGATACAACAACACTCACACGCAAACAGTGTGATAAGCGGAGTGTATTACATTCAAACCACACCGCAATGTTCTCCCATTGTTTTCAACAAACCATTCCTGTACACAAATTTTGTGCATCAAACAGTGCAAATTACATTTGACGAAAAGATCAGTAATCAGTACAATACAGAACACATAGGAATACAGCCAGAAATAGGAGACCTTTTGTTGTTTCCATCATGGTTAGAACACACAGTAAGACCACAACAACCAAATGTTGATAGAATAGGATTAGCGTTCAACTGTTTTCCCACAGGAAAATTTGGAAAGGGCACATATCAATTGA